TAGTTGCTTTAAAGTATAAGACTTCAAAGAGTAAAATATTCTACCGTTTGGCACATCTAAATACTTCTGAGGATACTCAGATAGTCCAATAGGTTGTATATCAGCTAGCTCACTCCACAAATATAACTTAGTATCTTCTGTTATATTTCCTTTAGCTAAATCATCCATAACGCTATCAAAGTTTTCAAAAGCGTTTCCATATTTCTTTCTTAGCTTTTCTCTTCCTCTTGTAGATTTAGCTAGTCTAGTTGCTTTCTTTAATGAAGCATTTAAAAAAGCAGTTTTACCTAGCTTATCTATAGTAGAAAATCCTGATGCTTTAAATAAAACATTCATAGCTCTAGCCAACTTACTGCTATCAGTGAACTCAGCAGCAATTCTATTTAGTGCTAGTTCATCTACTGTAATATTCTTTTTACCTAGTAACCCCATAATAGTATTACCCATACCATTAATACGTACAGATAAAGCTAAGTCACCAAGCTGTGTCAATGCAGACAAAGGATTAGGTAGTGTAGTTATGTAACCAAATTGTCTAAGTGTTTCGTTTACAGAACCACCACTTCGCTCACCATTAATAAACCTAGCTCTCAAAGCATTTTGTAACGTATCTAAATCTTTATTACTTACGCTACCACCTAGCTCATCCAATATATTTTTTATAGAACCTTCAGTATCTAAAGCACTACCATTAATAGATGGTTTTGTTTTAAAGAACTCTCGTCTTGCTAAATTTCTAGATGTGCTTCTTACGTATTTAACTAATGATTCTACAGGATCATCATAAAAATCTAGCATGTCGTCTGTTAATCTGTTAACAGTTCTAGATTTAGTCCAGCCAGCGCCTGTACCAATTACATTATATCCTCTTAAATAATTGTTTATGATGTTAGCTTTATCTTCTTCAGACAGGTCTGACTTAATATTCTTTCGTCGTGCGTCAATTAATTTATCTACTGCTGTTCTATCTTTACCGCTTAGTTTTCTATACAACCCGTCGTAATCTTTTACACCACGATGAAAAAAGTTTTCAATTCTAGGTATGTTAAAATCTGCTTTAGCTAACTGATCGTAAGTACCTCGTAACATGCCAGTAACATCATCAAATGCTTTACCTCCTTGAGCAGAAGCAGCACTTATTAATTGTCTAGCTGCTTTAAAGTCACCGTTATATACGTGTCTCTTAAATAACCGTTTAGAAGTTCCAGACATACTTTTAACAGCAGCGTGGAAAGGAGCAACAATTTGCATTTTGTTCCTTACCATAACTCCTTCTTGCATGTCTAGCTTTCTAAGCCTAGTCTTTAACTTAGGTGCTATCTTACCTATGACCCTAGACGTAGAAGAAATAAAAGCATCTATGACAGGAGATTTTTGTCTAGCTACCGCGTCTGTTCCTTCTGTTATAATAGACTCTTGTAACTTAGCAGTGCCTGCTGAAACTATTCTTGGTTTTCTACCAGACAAAGATGTTGCAGCTTGTATCTCATCGTCTGTTAAGTTAGCTACTGTCTTTGCATGTTCATATAGCTTAGGACCAGGAGCTACTTTATTTACTACACCATCAGCATACCCTGCTTCAAGTCTATCAACTACATCGTTAGCTTGTTCTACATCTGACTGCTTTGCAGTTTTCTTTTTACCTACTAATCCTGCTGTTTTCTTAATTAACCTACCACCAACCAAAGGTATTGGAGAAACAGTAGCAGCAACCAAAGCATCTTTACCTACTTGTTTAGCATCTGCTTCACCAGTTTCAGATAACTGATCTAGTAAACTGTACTCTGCTCCAAACAAAGCACCAGCACCCATAATTCTAGGTATGGTAGTAAGACCTTTACCTCCTAATAAAGTAGTAGGTGTAGCTAATGCACCGCCTAACGTACCTAATATAGCAGCAGATGTATCTTCTCCATACACTTCATTAGACAAAGCAACATCTTTAAATTCTTCTTCTAGTTGTTTGTTTCTAAAGTCAACTAAAAATTGCCTGCGTTCGTCATACGTTTGCAACTTAGAAAATTCAGGACCATATTTTTCTTCTGGTGATATGTAATCAAAACCAGTATCAAAGCTAAAAGTAAAATCACCTAAAGGTTTGTAAGCCTCTAGCATAATACCTAAACTTTCTACATCTGATTTTGTGCTAGAAAATCTAGCATCAGCTTGTTCCAACCAGCTAGCTTTTTCTATAGGAACTAACTGATCAATAGACGGAAGATCAGATACGTCCGTGTCTGACTTAGCTGTTGATAAATTTAAATCAACAGGGACTAAATCACTAGCGTCTGGTAAATTATTTGCCATATTGATTATTCAATAAATTCTGATTTTACTTTTCCGTCTACACCTATTACATATTTTTTATTAGTAGTAGGGTCCATTGCTACAGTTTCTCCTTCAGCTAAAACAGTCTTTTGTTTAACTGGTTCTGTTTGTTGCTGTGTTGTAAGTTGTTCTTGTTGTTTATTTTCAGTTAAATCTAAAGCATCATAAAACATATCAGGAGATACTAGTTCGTCAATTCCTATAAGACTAGCTGCGCTATTTATAAATTCAGAAAAAATACTAAGTTCTTTTTCTTTTACTTTTCCTGATGCAGCAAGTTCAATAAGTCCTTCTCTTACAGCTTCTGGTGCTGGCATACCCTTACTTGTTTTTTCTTTAATTTTACCAGCTAAATCAATACTTATTAATTTTTTACTCTCAGGATCAAGTTCCTTAAACTGAGGATGTTGTTCTACATATCCTAATGCCTGTTCTACTAGTACATTGCTTGGAGTTCCTGCAGCCCTTTCTTCTAACGGTGCTTTAACTGTATTTTGTGGTGCAGCTAGTAGTGAACCATCCTGTAGCACTTCAAATATAACACCTCTACTATTCCTAATACCGTTAAACCTTCTTCCATCTGGGCTTATAAAAGTACCTGCTCCTGAATATGTTTCTGCAGCGTCTGCTGCAGCTTTAGCTTCTCTAGCTGATCTTACTGATTCTTCTTCTAGTAGCTTACGTTCTCTATCAGCAGTCCATAGTTTTAATTCAGGGAGATCGTACTGGTCTGCCATTTCTGACAGCATGCTAATCTTACTAGGATCATTTAAATCTTCAGCAGACAAATCACTAAACACTTTACGCATAGCAACAGACTTAGCAATGCGTGGGTCTGTCATCTGCTCACTGTATCCAAACATACCAGCAAGAGCTTTGCCTAGACCCATAGTCAAGTTATATCCTGACTGATAGAAATCTCTACCAGCTTGTGTCTCTTGACCAGCTAGTGATTGTTGTAACTGTGCTTGTTGTCTTAGCTTCTCTGCTTGTTGACGATCATATACAATCTCTTCAGCAGATGGTCCAAATAAAGATGCAATTGATCCAGCCATACTTATTCCTTGTTATTGACTTAAAGTAACCTCAGGTAAAAACTGATTATAATCCTGATACAAAGCCATGTTATTAGCAGCACTTGTTTGTGTTCTAGGACCACTAAACATACCCATACCATACATAGTAGCTAAATTACTAGCACCCTGTGCAGCACCAGCAAGTTGTTGTGCTCTTGCTGTAGCTGCTTGACGTTGTAAGTTACCTGCAGCAGTCTGACCAGATAACATAATGTTACCTGCGTTAGTATTAGCTGCTGTAACCTTAGAACCTAATGCACTACCAATTTGTAATGGTTGTTGTGCTGCTGTCTCTAGATCAAGAGCAGACTGGAAAGCTCCTTGGAATGGACCAAGCGCAGCAGTCTGTGCTTCGTATCCTGTACCTAATAGTCCAGCACCTGCACCCATTAAACCAGCAGCTTGCTGTGCTCTACTCATGTACTGTTGATCTACGTTAGCAGCTAGTTGTAAATCTCTACGTCTACGTGCTTCAGCTAATGCTTGTAGTTCTGGTTGTCCACCAGCACCTACGCTAAGACCACCACGACCACGACCAAACACACCAGCAGCTAGTCTTTGCTCTTCCTCAATATCGTAAGGACGTAGCAAATCTCTTTGCTGTTGCATGATCTGCTCTCTGCTTTGTGGTATCTCTGCCTGACCTAGAGCAAATAACTGTTCAGCAGCTTGTTGAAACTGTGGTTGATATGTAGCAGCACGTTCAGCTTGTGTAAGACTAGGACCATAGATTCTTGATAACTGATCTTGTAATGCTAATACTTCAGGTGAACCCTGATAATCATAACCAGTTAAACGACCACCAGTAAACTGAGGAGTAGCTGTTCCAAACCTAGTAGTAATACCTACTGGTCTAAACCTAGCTTCTTCTGCTGCAATTCTCGCAGCTTCAACTTGTGCTGCTGCTTGTGCGTTCATTGCAGAGGCTTGTTTGCCTGCTGCTCTAGCTCCCAGTAATCCACTGACTACTGTAGCACCTGCCATTGCTGCTAATGGTCCCATCTTTTTATCCTCTTACCATTTTCCTAACGGACATTGATTTTGTTCAAACTTAACTTTTAATTTAATAACACAACCACACTTAGTACAAACACCTAACTTATTCTTTTCACAATCTCTACATACTTGTTTACGTTTTAGTTGTTCATTTTCTTCTGTTAACTTAGGCATTAAGACCATGAGAATACAAGTCCTCCATCAGACGCATCACCACCGTTACCTGTACAGCTACCACCTGATCCACCTTGTCCAAATCCTGTACCATTAGTTAAACCAGGAGTTCTAAAGTCAGAGCCACTATAATAAATACCGCTTCTAGATGGACCTCCTGCTCTTTCATACAAAGTAGTAGCTCCACGTTTAACGTAAGTATAACCTCCAGGACTACCAATTCTTTGAGGTGCTTGGAAAGCCCAACAACAACCTCCTGCTCCGCCTGCACCTATAATAACTGTAAGTGTTTCTCCAGGTGTTACAGAGAACGATTGAGGTGTTGTGTACGCTGATCCTGCATATCCTGGTACACCTGAGTGACAGTCACCAGAGTGATAACCAGATGGACCACCTCCACCGCCTCCAGACATCTTGTCTAAACTTAGACTGTAAATACCACCAGGAACTGTAAATGAATAAGTACCTGCTGTATCATAAGTCTGAGTACCTGCAACAGGAAATGCTTTTTTCCATATTCCGTTTTGCTGCGTATGTACTTCTAATACAGTTTTCCAAGTCCCTGAATCTTTAACATAGATTTCAAGAGCTTCTTTAAACGTACCAGAATTTTTAACGTAAATGCTCATGCTACTTTGTACCAAACATCTCCGTCTGATCCACCACTAGGACTAGCAGTTGATACTGTTTTAGTACCAGTAGCATTAGAACCTACGGTATGTCCTTCTACTGTTGATGATGTAATTGTTAATCCTGATGCTGTACCTCCTGTTACTGCAACGCTATCTGAGTCTTGTGTTGCAATAGTTCCTAGTCCTTGCGCTGTAATAGCTGTAGTTACAAACGCTGTACTAGCAATCTGTGTGCTGTTAGTTCCTGCTGTAGCTGTTGGTGCTGCTGGTGTTCCTGTAAACGTAGGACTATCACTGTCAGCTTTAGAATTAACTGCTGATGCAATAGCAGAATACTCTACGTCAATCTCAGATCCTTTAATAATCTTATTAGGATCACCAGAGGACAATCCATCTTTCTGTGTAAAGTTAGTAGCTTTTGTATAATTAGACATATTTCTTCCTTAGACTGTCTTTCCTGCTTTTACATAAACATCTATTTTTTGTAGCGACAAAGGTGCTGCATTAATTTCAGATTCAAAACCTAACTGTAAGATTGAGCCTGAACCACCTAGATTAGATTCAACTTTGTCAAGAACCAAACCACTAGAAAATTCAGCAATAGCATACTCACCAATGTTGTACTCGTATACATTACCTGTTGACAATGTTTTAGTTATAGACCTATAAGAGTTGACATAATCAAAACCATACTTCAACGCTACTGCCTGACCAACACCACCAATAGCTACAAAGTTAGCTTTCTTTAAAAACTTAACTGTTGTTGGACTACCTAAGTCAAAGTAGTTTGTGTAATACCTAAGACGATAAGTAGACTCGTTATCAATAAACCCAAAGTATTTACCAATGTATCCTTCTTTACCTATCAATAAATCACCTGTGTAAGTAACACACAATGACTTAGGTTCGATGCTGTCCCAAATAGTTACTCGTGCTGCTCCATTGTCTAGTCTACCTCTTAGATCAAAACAATACACATACTTAGATGTTGGCAGTGTCAAGATATAAAAAGCATCTTTAGGATAATAAGCAGCTTTGATTCTTTCTTTGTCAGACTCTGAAGCTGCAAAAGCAACAATGTCATCTCTGACGTTAAAAGATATATCGTTAATAGGTGCTGACTTTTCCTGAATGACACGAGCAATACTTCTTACACCAGTGTCTGACAAGAACATTACATCAGTACCAGTATTAACGATACTATCTCTTGCAATACATCCTACGTTAGCAATCAAATCAACTAACTCTAATCGTGTTACATCAATAGGGTGAGCGTAAACTGCAATGTTTCTCTTACCAAAGATAATTAAGAAACCGTTATGTGCTGCTAGACCTACTACCTCGTCACCATTAGGAAATACATCTACCAAAGATAAGTAACCTGAATCACCAGTAGACAGGTTTGTTCCGTCCAGTAGTGCGCTGAAGTACACAGTCTGTGAGTCGTTAGCAATATCTGCCCACCAAGTACGTCCATACGCTCCTAATACAAAGTTAGGTGTAAAGTCAGAAGCTGACGCATAAGTAGAAGGAACAGTACCAACATCCATTAACCTTTGAAAACCATAACTACCTGTGTGTGCATGACCAGAACCAACCTTGTGATACACTAAAGGCAGATGACTAGCCTGACACACATAAGCATGAGGACTAATGTCTGGTCCTTCACCATAGACAATACTAGAACCAATCCAGTTGTTATCCGTAATGTTATAAACAGTAGTACCTGTTCCTGCTGCATCTACAACTGTAGTAGTTACTTCTGTTGTCAGCGTACCACTAGCAAAACTAAATAACTTATTGTCACCACCAGCTAATACAGTACCTGTCTCTGGTAACTCAAACAAGAACTCAATGTCATTAGTAGACAAGTCAGTGTTTAAACTACTGTTCTGTTTCTGCCATCCACGTCTAGCACCGATACGACCAAACTGATCTATGACACAGTTGTATGCTTCTAGTGCGTAACCTGATGACAAGTCAACACTACTCTCCTGTGTGTTTACACCAAGAAAACCTGGTGCTGATATAGTTGATGTCTGTAACGGTTTAGCCATTACGATGCGTGCCAGAGATATTCATCACGATACCTACCATTCTCAATAGCAATGTGATCTGCTAGTGACTGATCTGCTAGTGCAGTAGCTTCTTGTGCTGACAGTCCACCATCTTCACCACGCTCTGATACAGCCAAAGCATAAGCATATTTAATTACTGGTTCTGCTGGTACATCTAGCTCATCAGCATTAACTGCTAGTGCTGCCTGTGGCTTATAGATGTTAAAGAACACATTATAAATACCATCAGGAAT